TGGGCTAGTCTCGTACTGCCTGCGGAGCGATTCTAGGGTGCGTTGCGGTCCGTACTGCCGTTCCAACTGCATCCCAGCCTGCACGCCTGTCTGCTGGTCTAGGGCTGATAGCTGGCGTTCTAAACCACGCTGTTGGGGTAGGTACTGGACGCGAAGTTTGTTTTCTAGCTCTGCCATAGCTGGAGCCTTTTCGATGTAGGTATCAATGTTCATTCGGTAAGCAGCAGCATTAGCCTGCGCCACCGCTGCTGGATCGGGCGGAGGGGGCGGTGAAGGAATAGAAGGTGATCCACCCATGGTGTTAAACCCTTGCCTTTCGCATAAATGTCATATAACAATAACTCCTTGGTTTGCCAGAACGATTAAAGGTGATCCGCTTGCGAGGACCGAAACGCTCCCAAAGGAGCAACAGCAAGCATCGTAAGGATTTAGCACCCTTTGAGGAGATAGTCAAATCCACAAACACATTCTCACCATCTTCAGTATGCTCATAATGCTTAGGCTCTTGCCCATCCTTTAGACACCTAGCCAAAGCCACGCCTGCTATCTCCTCCCCATCCTTAACCACCCCAACCATGCCCTGCTTCTCAAACCAGCCGTACCAGTCAGCCAGGTTAGGCCACATGGACTCCGGCACGCCACTCTCCTCAATGTACTCAACAGCCGTCATATTGTTTTTTGCACCTCAATGGTATCAGGGTTGGCGGCTGCGGTAATCTGCCTAACCGCCATCTTGTTTGCCTCAGAGGTAACACTGATGTTGATTAACCGCCACTTCTCGTACTTGCGCAGATCGGAAGCAATGCGTTTCTTGACCGAAGTAGGCAGAACGGCTGGCAAAACAAAGGGCAATACCAACACGGTGCTGGCAATGTTTAGGTTGGGTTGCACTTCCACATCGCCAACATCGCTGTCCCGCTGGATGGCAATAGTAGCATTGCTGGAATACGAATCATCAAAGATGATCTCGAAATTGCTACCATGTTTTTGGGCAAATGGATCGCCAAAGTCCATATCGCGGGTACGGACAGACGAGCTAAAATCAAACGTGCCAACGCTTGTCCCGTTGGATTGGATGCCAAAATCCACATAATCTGCTGACGTAGTTTGAGCTGGTGTCTTGTATCCGCTGTACTTGTTAATCTGGCCGGTGGTCAATTTCATCATTAACCGCAAGCCTTCGCTTTGAAAATTGGTCAAGGCAAACTGCATTACCTTCGGTGTCCAAGTTCCCTCAAACGCACTCAAGATGGTGTTATAGACCAAGATCGTATCGTTAAAGTTATTGGAGCCTGTAGGTACGGCCAGTAGATACCTATTGTCGTAGTAAGCCGCAGTGCTAATCCCAATCTGCGCTGTATTGATTTCTTGGATTACGTCCTTAACGACTTCCGAGATAGGCAAGCCGACTGAGGTAAAGTCGTCCGAAGCAGACCGAATAAGCGACCTAATGCCATCGTCAGACAGAAAGAATATGTCGCTGTTAACTTGGATGGCTGATGCCCCCGCCACGCACCCGATGTTATTGGAAATGATCGATATGGTCCAATCAGCCGCACTGGTCATGTCGGGCGGGATGGTGATCTGGAATATCCTGCGTCGCTTGAATACAATAATACGATTCTCAAAGTAAGGCACAATAGCGGTAATCTCATCACCATCATCGCCGTTAACTACCACGCTGTTTGTCAAATCCCACACGGAAGGATCTAGGATGTCTGAGGCGTAAAGTGTGTTTCTGTTTGCACCAGAGCCAACGCCAAACAATCTATTACCAGCATTGATAATCGTCTGTAACCCCTGGGGCGGTGGGCTGGCCGTAGCCGTAGCTGTAGCCCCAGAGCCGTTGCCAATAATCGTAACCGTAGGCGTGTAGCCGTAGCCAGAACCGCCATTGACTACTACTACCCCCGTCACCGCTCCGCCAGCTACGTTGGTAATTAAAGTAGGCAATTCCCCGCCCCAGTTAGGGCCGGTGATAATGGCAGTCGCGCTGGTATATCCAGAGCCTGCGGTTGTGACGGTTATTGCCCTTACCTTACCACCCTGCCGTTGGACAATGTTACCATCAAAAAAGTGTAAATCGTCATCGCCATCTGCAAGAAACATTTTGTTGTTAAACTGCGCCATGGAGACTTTGGAGGTATAGGCCACAACATAACCATCCGCCCATTGCTCGGCTTCCGCAGCCCACGTCCTATTGACCGCGCTCCAAAGTTCATCAGCAGGATGGAGGTCGGCTGTGCCGCCGGAATCAATCGTGTACAGCCTGCCTTGGGTCACAGTAACCAAATCTTCCGTGCCAGTAGTATCGTAGTAAGCCATCCCACCGATTGATCCTTGCTGAGATGTAGCGGTCGTATTAAAGCTAGTTACCCCGCGCCGAGTCTCCAGATTGCCCTTTGGGGAAAGGGTCATGTTGACCAACCTTTGTACTTGGTTCTGGGCTAACTGGTCAGATTGGAGTCCGCTGGCTTGTCCGCCAGTAAAGGAGCGGATACCATCAAACGCCAACACATCGTCGGTGGCATCTATGAAATACGCCATAGTGGTTAGATAATCTCTTCGATGCCTAAATCGCCCAAGCCAACTGGGGTAATCTGCTTCATCCCGCCAACCTGGGACAACTCGTAATTGGCCATCGCCGCTAGGTCGGCGTTAGCTGCCTGCGTGACAACTTGCGCCTTGCCGTACTGCCGTTCCCGCTCCAAGGCATCAGCGTGGGTCAAGGCTAAGACAACGTGGCTGACGTGGGGTAAGCGTAGTTCGTCGGCAATGGCGTTGGCAGAGGGGGGAAAATCTACGACTAGGTTAGTGCGGGTTAGGCACTGGAGCTTTTGCACCACCAAGAGCGTGTTGGTGCTGGTGGTGTCTAGTTTGGGGTAGAGGTCTAGCTCGGCAGTTCCGCCAGTGTTACGCCCCTTGAAATAGTAGAAAGCAGGCGTGCCAGTTGTGTCCTCGTCCAGCAAATTAGCGTCTTGGCTAACTATGGTAGCCAGATCCATCGCTTGAATTTCAGCATCGTTGTAAGCTACCGAAAGAGGATTCTCCACGTTGGAGCCAAGGGAGACAGTCCTGCTGGCCGTGCCGACTGAGTAGGTGGATGTTGTGACAGTCTCGCGCCAAGCAGCAAAGTTCCACACCCGCCTGTAGTTTAGGCTGGCCGATTTCTGCAAGAAGGTAAGCGTATCGGCATCGGTCTTGCCGATCTTCTCGCCTGCATATTGGGCGATTTCAGTTAGGGTCAAGCGGCCTCCAAGGTTGCCACTTTGGATTCTAAGAACTCCACTTTCTCAATCAGCTTTTGAATTGTGCCATACATAGCCGCATAAATCTGGTCAGAGTTAAGGTCTTTGCAATCCTCAATAACATCCTCGCTAACCAATCTCTTCTCTGTCTTTGTTTTGGCTACGCCATTCTCATCAAGAACAGTATTACCATTAGAATCCAATTCTGGTGTTACTACATTTTCAAAGACTTGGTTGTAAGCAAATCTGTTTGTTCCAACAGCTTTAGGAAACACTGCTTCTACATCTTGTGCAATCCAGCCCAATTTGCTCCTGTCTTTTACTTGTTCTTGAGAATAAACCTCGCCCTTCCAAGTATAGCGTTTAAGTGGAACTTGTTTAACAATTTCGTAGCACCGATCATTATCAGCGTTTGTAATGTTGGTTTTTAACCTTCGGTCAGATGCGATTGTCCAAGTGTTAGTTGACGGCTTCTTTGCGCTGTCGGTGGATAGTTCTAGTTGTGCGGTTGGTGTCATTCCAATCCCAACATTCCCACTCGAATCAATACGCATTCGTTCTGTTGCTCCAACAGAAACCTTTAAATAAGATCCGTTGAATAAAATATCTCCACCATAAGTTCCAGATGCGGTTCTAAAAAATAATTTTGAATCATCGGTTCCAGATGACTGAATCCCGATCCCTGTTTCGCTTGATCCCTGTTTTACCTCAAGCCTACCACCAGTATCATTTGAGGTTGTTCCAATAAGAACTTTCCCACTCGAATCCTTATAAATCTGCCCACTGCCGATGTTGATTACGTTGGTTGAGCCTGTGATTGTGCCAAGGAATGTGGAGGTGGTAGCGGAAAGGTTTGTGATCGTGCCTGTCGTGCTATTCAGCGTAGCAATCGTGCCAGTAGTGCTATTCAGCGTAGCAATCGTGCCAGTAGTGCTATTCAGCGTAGCAATCGTTCCAGTAGTGCTGTTCAGCGTAGCAATCGTGCCAGTAGTGCTGTTCAGCGTAGCAATCGTGCCAGTAGTGCTGTTAAGCGTAGCAATCGTTCCAGTTGTGCTGGCCAAGTTAGTAATCGTTCCGCTGGTAATCGTAGCCGCAGTCGATGTAGTCGTGCCAAATGTGGCTGTAGATGAGGTTAATGTGGGTATCACCCCAGTCGTAATCGTGCCAGTCGTGATTGTAGCATTGGTGGAAACCAACCTAGTTCCCGTAGCCGTGCCGTAGGTCAACGCACCAGTAAGGTTTAGGCCAGTATATGTTCCAACAGAAAGAGCATCGTCAAACAAGTCATACACTGTGACCGCATTGGGTGCGGCGTTGGGGTTAGTTCCATCAGCAATCAATAACTCATAGTTTGTGCCAACGCTGGTGATTGGAACTTGGCCAGTAATGAGATCCTGGTAAATCGTGGCTGAATCAATTAGGTTATGCAAATCAGCAGCACTGACCGTGCCGTTGGTTGCGAAGGTAAAGTTGCGATCTATCATTGCCATAAAATTAAACCGTAAACCTTAG